GTATCCCTCTATTCGTCCTTTGCTGTCCTATATTCTTTTCAAATGAGAAATTTCTTAAAGGGAATTGGTCAGCAAATGAAATGGTCAGTTAGAGATGAGTCTCTTCACTCTAAAATGGGCTGCCAGTTATTTCGACATATGTGTGACGAATATCCAGGACTTAGAGAATCTGTTCAAACACAAGTAGAAGAAGCTGCACATTTAATGGTAGATATGGAGCTTACTTTCATTGATAAAATGTTTGAAATGGGAGATCTTGAGAATCTTAAAGCAGAAAACCTAAAAGCCTTTATTAAAAAGAGAGCAAACGAAAAACTAAACGAATTAGGATACGCCTCAATTTTTGAATATAACGAAGATTCAGCATCAGAACTTGACTGGTTTTATCATCTTACTGGTGGACATACCCATACTGACTTCTTTGCAATTCGCCCTACTGATTACGCTAAAGCCGGAGAAAATGAAAACTGGTCAGAAGAGGAACTCTGGTAAATTAACACCAATTGGTGAATATTGTCGTATGTTAGATGAAGCTGGCAAACGTAGCCCAGCTTCATGGATTATTGTCTCTCCTAGAATAGCAGAAAAATTAAATAAATTAACGAATAATAAAGAAGATGGAAGAAAATGAAATGAATCACGGAGAATCACTAGGTTGGGAAATCGGCGTTCACTTTCCAGTATGGGCAAATACTGAAGTATATGTTAAAACAGTATCTAGAGGATACCTACTTGAGGGTGAAACACCTAAAGACGCTTATTGGAGAGTATCAACTGCCGTTGCGAAGAGACTTCGTAAGCCAGAAATGGCATCTAAGTTTTTTGACTATATGTGGAAAGGCTGGTTAAATTTAGCAACTCCGGTATTTTCAAATACTGGTACTGAACGAGGTCTTCCTATTTCATGTTTCGGCATTGACGTTGCTGACTCAATAGCAGATATTGGAGGAAAGAACCTAGAACTTATGCTCCTAGCTAAACATGGTGGAGGCGTCGGGGTTGGTGTAAATCAAATACGTCCAGCAGGTTCTACTATTTCTCAAAACGGTACATCTGACGGACTTGTTCCTTTCTGTAAAATATACGATTCCTCTGTTCTTGCAACAAATCAAGGAAATGTTCGTAGGGGTGCTGCTTCTGTGAATATGGATATTGAGCATGGAGATTTTTGGGATTGGCTAGAAATTAGAGAACCTAAGGGAGATATTAATCGACAGTGTTTAAATCTTCATCAGTGTGTTGTCGTATCTGATGACTTTATGCAAAAACTAGAGCATGGCGATAAAGAAGCTCGTCGTCGATGGACAGCGGTGTTAAGAAAACGTAGATCTAGCGGTGAGCCATATATTATGTACAAAGGAAACGTCAATCGTCAAAATCCTGAAGCATACAAAAAGAACGGCCTTAAGGTTTATATGACAAATATTTGTAGTGAGATCACTCTACATACAGATGAAAATCACTCATTCGTGTGCTGCCTTTCCTCTCTAAATCTTGCAAAATATGAAGAGTGGAAAGATACTGACCTGATCTACACCGCAACATGGTTCCTAGATGGAGTGCTTGAAGAATTTATTCAACGCGCTAAATACATGAGAGGATTTGAAAATTCAGTTCGATCTGCCGAAAAGGGTAGAGCTCTTGGATTAGGTGTATTAGGATGGCATACCTATTTACAAAATAAAAATATCCCATTCGATTCTCTACCTGCTCAATTTGAGACTCGTAAAATATTTTCACAGCTTAAAATTGAAAGCGAACGTGCAAGTAGAGATATGGCAAGGGAATATGGTGAGCCCCTATGGTGTGTTGGTACAGGAATGAGAAATACTCATCAGCGTGCAGTTGCACCTACTGTATCTAACTCTAAGCTTTCTGGAAACGTCTCTGCTGGTATTGAACCATGGGCAGCAAATGTATTTACTGAGCAAACAGCAAAAGGTACCTTTATTAGAAAAAATCCTTCCTTAGAAAAGGTCCTTGATAAATTAGGGTTCAATACTAAAGATACTTGGGATCAAATTCTAGAAGACGGCGGATCTGTACAAGATCTAGAGTGTATTGATAATTACTTTGTAAAATTAGGAGAAGCTGGAAATCCTATTACCCTAAGTAAATTTAATAGGCTTCCAGAAATAGATCAATCTAGCTATATCCCGTTAAAGGATGTGTACCTTACGTTTAAAGAGTTAAATCAATTAGAACTAGTTCGTCAAGCTGGATTAAGACAACAGTATATTGATCAGTCCGTTTCTTTGAATCTAGCCTTTCCTACTGAGGCTGAGCCTAAATTTATAAATCAAGTTCACCTAGAAGCATACAATGCTGGAATTAAAACTCTGTATTATATGAGAACCGAATCAGTATTACGTGGAGATATTTCAGCTAGAGCAATGGTTGACTGTCTAAGTTGCGATGGATAGAATCAAAATTAAAATAAATATCAAAGCAGCAAATTACTTTTGCTGCTTTTTTGTTTAGATAAATAATAAAAAATATTTTTTCATGCTTAATTTCAATCAATTTATAAATGAAAGTAAAGATCATGAATTTGAATCTATTGAAAAAGGTGATTTAGTTAGATACGCAGCTACTCGATTTACGGTAAAGAAAGTTAATGACGGTGCGATTGTTCTTGATAGTAAATATGGTGACATACGTGTTAATAAAAACATGTGGAACCAGCGAGACGGAATCATCATAGAAAAAAAGAAAGACTCTAATAAAGATGAAAAATAAACATATCCGTAAGTATTCAGAATTTATTATTGAACAGGACATGGGAATGCCTCCTATGCCAGGCGCACCAGCTGCGCCAGTAAAGAAGGCAATTGAATATAAATTTCTATTTATGACTGGACATGATGATATTGGAAACAGTCGTCGTAAATACCCAGATGGTAGTGTAGTTGTTGAATATCCATGTTATTCAATTGATGCAGAAAAACTAAAGACTTGGGCTCAAGAAAATATAATAGATTCAGATAAGAAAAAGTTAACTGGACCTGAAATTGAAGTTCGTCAAAAAAGTCTAATTGACATTGTTAAAGGCGACCGTGTAAATATCTCAAGCGAAGATTTACCATTTATTGAAAAGCTAAAAAATGCATCTGCTTCAAATATTATAGCTAAGCAGCTACCAGACGTCACAGTTGTTTTTTCAAATAATACACCTACTACTGAAGACATCGACGTCACCTTCATAAAACATAAAAAGTAATGATTAAGTCATTTATCGAATTTATAAACGAGAGCATGGATCAAAAATCCCAATTTATTAAAGATCTTTCTCAAACACTGATTGAGAAATTACGTACTTCCTATCTAGATGAGAGTACACAATATACTATTTTTTCTGGAATGGAATTTACAGAACCATTTATATTTGACCTGATTCTAAATGTTAGAGCAGATGGATCACCTGATCTTGAGCAAGATAGCCACTTTAAAGGTCTTCCTTGGGAAAAAATAAATTTTGACCGCTTAGGGTACTGCATTGATGCTAATACCAAAATGAGTAAATCAAAATTAAAAGTACCTAAAATCACATTTCATATTATCTTAAATCCAAAGGAGGAACCGATACTATATAGTAAATTATATTATCGATTATTAGATATCCTTACTCATGAAACTAATCATCTAGATCAATTAGGTCTTAATCGAAATCCTTTTAATTCTCATGTGAGTGATAAAATGAAGAGACATAGTGCTAAAAAGAGCTATAAATATTTCCTATTAAGCGATGAAATAGAATCAATGGTTGAAGGAATGTATGCAAGCTCACAAGCCCAAAATATTCCATTGGACCAAGTATTTGATAATTATCTAATTCCATTTATTCAATCTGGATATATTAGTCAAGATGAATATAGTCATGTAATGAAAGTATGGGTTACTCAAGCACTAGAACAGTATCCAGATGCTACTTTTTCAAATAAGGTAGACCATATAGTTACCTCAATTTAAAAACCACTTCATATTTTTTAGTAAAAAACTATAAAAAGTATTAAATATGAACGATTTTGAAAAACTAAAAGCTGAAATTGCCTCTGTTCAAGCTGCAATCTTTGATCCAATTATTTCTCTTATTTCAACAGCAGAAGAAGATGCTGATAAATATTACGGAAAAGGTGTAAAAAGCGCTGGTAACAGACTTAAAAAGAAAATGCAAGAGATCCGTAAAGCAATTAAGCATCCTGCAATTAAAGCTGAAATGACTAAGCTTCAAGAAGGTGCAAAGAATCTTCGTCAAACATTAACTGACGAGATCTCAGCAAAATAAGAATTACCCTCTACCTTTAAACTATGAAAAAGCCTCTTTTTGAGGCTTTTTTTTTGTTTTCTTAAAACTTTAGTAATATATGTAGTACAAGACTATAAAAATAACAACAAAAATTATGACAGATTTTTTTGATTTACCAGAAGAGAACTTTTCAAGAAAGCCTCAAGCTGGTGGCGGTAAAAAAGTAGATCCGAACGTTTATGACCCGGATCCAAATGCGCACAATGGTTCGTATAAATCAGTATTTAGATTTATCCCTTATGTGTTTGACAAAACAAAAAGCAAGTACACTAAGTACACTGCTAAATTTTGGAATCCTTTAACTAAGGAATCCTTGATTATTGACTGTCCATCGAATGTTGAAAAACCTTCAATCTTATGGACAATGGAATCAGTTTTAAGATCTTTGAAAAAAGAAGAACCTGAAATTGCTGAAGAAATTGGTAAAAACTTCTCACGATGGAGTACTAATCACTCAGCCGTTTACATCAAGAAGGATCCACAAAGACCTGATCTTGAAGGGACTATTAAAATCTTTAAATTCAGAAATCAAATTGGTATGTTAATCGACCAATTGGTAAATCCTGAAGAATTAGATGGATTCTCAACAAGCAAAAAAGTAAATCCTTATCACTTACTTGAAGGAAAAGATTTACTTTGTGTAGTCGGTAAGAAAACCAAAGAGTTTAGAGACTGGGCTAAATGTAAGTTCATGGATGAAGTTACTCCATTAGTATTTAAAATTGGTGATACTCAAGTACAGGTCAAAAATGATGAAAAATCAATTAAGCTTGTAACCGAGTTCATGACAAAGAATACTCCAAAAATGGATGAATACTTTCACCAAGATTGGACAGAAGAGACCTTCACTAAAGTAGCTGAGGCAATAGTTGCAGCGGTTCCTCAAAGAGAAGTTCTTGAGATGATTCTTGAAAGAAGTAAGGATACTAAAATGAATGAATTAATTCGTTCTAAAATGAAACCTGGAAAATCAAATGCTCCAAAAGCAAGCGTCAATGATGATCTAGAGTTTGCAAGTACCCCTGCATCATCTGTTACTGAGTCTCCGGCAGAATCGACCACTGCTGGTTCTGAAGACGATGAATATGATTCACTATTCTCAAACTTATAAAATAATTCGTATCAATTATGGAAGAAAATAAAGAAGCTCAAGTTTCTCTTGAAAAAGAGAATATCCAGCAAGGAGAACAGGCTCAGCAAAATATCCTGTTTGGGACAATTACATACGCTGATGATAACGCATATGAAGAGTTTATAACTAAAATGAATATTAGTCAAGCTCTATTTGTTCTAATCGCATCTGCTAATTATTCTCAAGCTAAAGGAGCATTCAATCTATTAGAATCTGAAACTCTTTCTGCTGCAATTCGATCAATTCGTAAGACTAGCGAAAAAACTGACACTGAACCTCAAAAATAAAAGTTAACATGGACTTAATTATAGACGGTAACGCTTTTATTAATGTCGCAATAAGCGTCACTAAGTCGTTGTCCTTCAAGGATAAAAGAACTGGTGATGCTTATTATGTTAATGACTTATTTAATGATGGAGGATTTATATTAAAGGATCACGTAAGAATAACATTTAGAAATTTTTGTTTTACTTACCTAAATTCTTTAATTGCCCCCATTTCGTCTAATCCGGAAAAAGTCCACATTGTTTTTGATTCAGCAAGTTGGAGAAAAGAGTACACTAATGAATTCTTTAAGAATTCAGATTTTAAGACTACTTCTGCTCCTACTGAGTTTAAATACAAAGGAACTCGTAAATACGACGATCATCAATACCTTTTCTTTGATTATTTTCAGAATGTAATTATGGCACCACTTGTTGCCAGGTCTGGAATTAACCAATATAAATTTAAAGGTACTGAAGGTGACGATATCATTGCATACCTATGCGATGTTTTAAAATGTGACATCTTGATCTACACAGTAGACCAAGATATTAAACAGACTACTGGGATTACTGATAAAAATGTACTTGTGATTACGCCTAAGCAAATGGCTAAAACCAAGAGACTTTTTGTCCCATCCCAATTAATTCCTACCGCTGCTAACGAAGAAATAGATAACTTTTTCTCACTAAGCGACGATCATATCACTGGAGCAACAATTGAAAAAACTATCTCTAATCTAATCAACAAAGATTATGTAGAGTACAAAGTAGATTTTGTTGATGAAGTATTAAGTAAAATATTATTAGGCGACAAGTCAGATAATATTCCAAAGATAACAAGTGTTTCACCAACTAAAGCTAAAAAAGTAATCTCTGCAGTTCATGAAAAGTTTGGAGATCAAATTATCTCTCAACTAGATGACTTGAATGAAGAGGTAATTTCCAGCATTGTTTCAGAAATTCAAATAGTTAATAAGATCAAGGATCAGGATAAAATAGATGAGATTAGAGAGCACTTATTGTTTAACCTTAAGCTAACTCGTCTCTCAATTAAAGTATTTCCTGATGAAATCAGAGATGCCCTAATTGAATTCTTTGAGTCATATCGAATGACTGCTTATAATCCTAGAGAATTTACAAATTTAAAAAATAATTTATCAGTACTATGACACCTCTATATGAAAGAGTCCTAGTTAAACCTAGGCACAAAGAGACTCGTACGAGTCAAGGAATCATGCTTCCTGAAAAAGCTATAAAAAAACCAAATGTCGGTGTTGTAGTCAATGCTGGTACTGGGACCAAAAATAATGAAATGCTAGTTAAACCTGGTGATCAAATCTTATTTAATCGTTATGCTGGATTAGAGCTAATGTACAAAGGAGAAAAGCACTATGTTATTATGGCAAATGAAATTATCGGAATACTCGATGATATTGACGATATTTCCCTAGAGGAATTTGAATAAAACAAAAGAGGAGCATTTAGCTCCTCTTTTTTATTTTATATCAGTTGACTCCAATAGCGTATAACTAAATTTATTTCCATGGATCTTAGCTGCCTTTTTACAGATAACTACGAAAGCATCAAAATCTTTTACTCTTTTAAATACTTGACATCCTTCTGACCAGTTTTCTACCCAAGTAGAATCTTGCCCAGCTTTGTGGATATTGATACCAAACATTCCAGTATCAGTTTTATTCTCTTCAAAAATAAGATCTTTATTTGCATCTCTCCAAACAGTAACATTACCATTTCTTTGGCATAGGGCTTCGTACTTTCCTTGATGTAAATCAATTTTCCATACTCCTCTGTACTGACCTGGTACTAATCTTGCAACACCATTCTTATTATGGAATTGCTGAACTCCTTTTTTACCAGGATCACATGTTGCCAGCCAACAATAATATTGCTGAACTCCCTTTTCATCTTTAAATGATATAGTAAGGTGATCATCAAAAACATTAGTCACTTTTTTATAAACCGACGGTGCTGTGTTTCTCACACCTACAATATTTACATCATACGATTTATTAGATGCATCCTCAAACCATACGTATCCTTTTGCTTTTACGGCAGATTCAACCTGTTCTCTAGTATAACTCATACTCTTTATTTTTTATTATTTATCAAACCAAAAAAAGAGATCCGAAGATCTCTTTTTCTATAATTGTTCTTTATTCTTAGAAACTTGGAATAAATCCAGTAGCATCTGAACTCAACGATCCTCCTACTCTTGTAATAGTAATTCGGTTGATGAATTTTTGAATTCCTCTTGGGAAATCTACTCGAATATCTATAATTGCTGCATTTGCAGAAATTACTTCATTTGTATTATTTGAACTATCAAATATTACTTCATATGTAGAAACTCCTTTTGCATTAACTACAGCGTTTAAGTAGTTTTCAACAATTGTTCTTACTCTTAATCTTGTAATCTCATCATTGAAATCAAACAAGAAGTTAAATAAGATTTTCTCAAGGTCTCTCTCAATAGTAGATAAGTTATCTCTAACGTGAGCATTATTAAGAGCTGAATTAATTCTTTGGTATGCAGTGTTATTAGAGAACAAGATAATTCCAAATCCTCTACGCTTAACTGTTAAGTTAAATCCAGCTGGCTCTAAGTAATCTCTATCATCATCAGTAAGATCATATTCTAATCCGACTATTTCTGGATCATTAAGAGCTCCACGTTTTCCACCAGCTACAATCAAGAATGGAGTACCATTTTTGAATTTTCTAACGTATAAGTTAGAAATATATCCTGCTTGAGGAACTGAGATATTCTTGCTTCCGCTTCTTACGATTAGGTTAGGGAAGTGATATGATGCATAAGAAGATAATGGAACTCCTTTAACATCCTCTTCAGCAAACTTATAAAGGAAGCTTGGATTCAGTGTAGTATTACCACCTGCTGCGATTAACTCAGTAGATACCAATTTATTAGTAGTATCAATAAAGCTAGGGTCAACTGATTTCTCAAATTGTTGCATTGATGGAGCATTTAAAAGTGCCATTGCTTGACCATTTACTGCAGCTAATTTAGCAAGTTGATATTTAGAAGAAGCAGATATTGTACCTGAATAAGAATCGACTACATATCTAAAATCAATTAATTCTCCATTTGAAAGTGCTTGTGGGATTAAAGTATCTGTGAAAAGATAATCTAAGATTCCGCCAGTTCCTTCTAATCGATCCGCTGTACCATCAGGTAAAACATCATTTCTTAATTTGAATGCTGCTAATTTTTGACCTTTTAAGTTAGTCACGAAATTAGGAATTCCAATATACACTTGAATCTCTAATCCAGTAGTATCTAATCCAGTTACTTCGTCTACTGAAGGCGCCATTGTTGTAACTTTAATAGTATCTGGAGCAAGTAAAGGATCTGGTGTAAATACTGATACTATTTTTAATAATCTTGATCTACCATCAGTTGTTGCAGCTTTGATATAACTATTTGGCTTAATATATTTATTAACTAGTGCTTTATTTGGTACACTGATTGCTCCATCTAATTCAAGAGTCAACACATTAGGCTGAGCAATTGAATAACTTGCAAATATTGCAGTATCCGTCAAGTCAAAGGTGTGACTAAAATCGTCACCGTCAGCTAGGGCAACTTTAAAGTAATCTGAACCAGATACGTTATACGCATTAGCATTAACTTGTGAAGTCAATGATATTCCTGAGTATACTTCAATTTTGATATATTTAAAAGTAAGAACCGTTAAATTATCAACCACTTTTAAATAACGAGTCGGGTTAATACCGTCTGAACTAGTATCTCCAGTTTTTAGGAAACCTTTTGTATATGCTTCATATAACTTACTTCCTTCCATTGCAACAATATAGTCTGTTGCTGCAGTGATAAGGTATTGATCACCAACTGCTACACCGGTACCTAATAAAAAGGTAGCTTCTACTATAGTACTATCCATTTCAAATACTAATTCAGCATCAACTGGTCTAGAATAACTTATTGTATCAATTAATGGAGTTGCATTAACTGCTGGGTTAGCGTATGTAACTGCAGTAACTGTTAAAATCTCAGGAATGGTACCTCCAACGATAGTGATAGTATCACCTACTTCATATCCAGTTCCAGGATTATTTACAACAATACTAGTAATTACACCAAGAGTAGCAGTAATATCTACCGTTAAGCCAGTACCGCCACCAGCACTTGTGGTTGCAACACCAGTTGCAGTAGAATATACTGTACCTAAACCGTTTGTAGTAAAGCCGGTCGGTGTTATTCCTCCAATATAGACGTTATCAAAACCTCCATTATCAGCGTAGTATGCTAGTTCATCAATACCTTGACCAATTATATCAACTCTATGAGTATATACATCAGTATCAAGAAAAGTATCATTCGTAAGATCAATTAAGTCTAATTTTTCAGTGTCTAGTGCACAAATTAATCCAGTTGTTGGGAATGCTCTGTTTACCAGTCTGTCAATTGAAACTGTTACTCCACTCTGATCTCTAAAATCAGGGATTAAACATCCGATTGTTCTATTAATTACTCTGATTTCTCTTAATGCAAAAAAGTTTGCTGAATTAGCACTCTTTAAACCAGAGGCATCAAAGTAGGATTTATAGATCGGGTCATTTGAAAGTTTTAAGTAATTTGTCCAATCTCCATTAACTACGATTACCTCAACAAAATAGTCAGAGATAAAATCATCTGGGTGAAGAAACGATGGAAATTCAACTGATCCTCCACCAACACTTGCATACCATTCGGTAGCAGTAACATCAAAGCCAGAAACATTTGCTTTTCTTACCCATACAGTCATATTAGATTGTCCTAAGTTTGCAAATGAAAGAACCTTGTTTGATGCAGAAGTAGTTATACCAAATCCTCCAGGAGTAGTGATATAATCATCACCTAATGCTAAGTTTTTAGATTTATTTACTTTATCTGCGTCTGCAAACCATAATCTCTGACGATTAAAGAATTCAACGATTGGATACTGGTTAGTACCATCATTATTTGCAGCAGATTCAGTATTGAATGTAGTGAATGCAGCCTGGTCCAAATTTGATGCAGGAATAGCAATATAAGTATCTAAAGGCAATACATTCATTGCAAATACTGGTCCTTCTCTTAGAGCAACCTCAATTGTTCTATGGAAGTAACTTCCTGCTTTTTCTAATTTTGGATCGATTTCTCCAAATACTGCTCGTAAAGTTCTAATGTCATTAATCAATACAACAGTATTAAAGGGTCCAACTCTACTTGATCCTACGATCAAACGACCAGTTGTAAGAGGTAAAACTACGTTCTCACTTGCATCGATTTCAACTGTGTAAACACCACTAGACTTGTAATTATTTAAGTTTATCCTTGGTTCAGCCATCTCGGTATAGATATTTTTAATTATTTATCTTAAATAGCATCAATAAATCTAAAAAAATTGAAAAATTAAGATCCTCGACTCGTTTTACAGTATAAGATAACAAAATACAATAAGAATGGCAAATATCGATAATACTTGTGCCGATCTTAAGATCGAAGATCTATATTCACAAAGCACTGATACTCTAGGAGACATTATGGCTCTCCAAAAGGATACTCAAAGCACTGTATATGGATGGAATTTTGACAATATGACTCTTCGCGAGATCATGTCATTTTGGCATGCCAATACCCACGCAATAGTTGATGAAATCCATGAGGCAACTGATGCACTTGGTGGAATCAAAGACGGTAGCGGAAACGCTATTTGGAAATATTGGAAGAGTGACTTTAGTAAATATAGTTTCATGAAGTTTTCCGATCTTTCTGAAGGTGACCAATTGGAATGTAAATTTGAAATAGTTGACATGCTACACTTCTTTATGAATTATGCTATTTCAATCGGCATGACTCCTCAAGAAATGTACAATATGTACATGGCAAAGAACGCAGAAAATCGCGAAAGACAGAAAAGAGGATATTAAAAAAAGTATAATAACTATGGATCCATTACAAAGTGGCGGTCAAGCTCAACCTCAATTAAATGTTAATTTAGCAGACGCTCCGTATATTGAATGCGAAGAGTGCAAAGGACGAGTATTTGAAGAAAAAATGATGATTAAAAAAGTATCTAAGTTTATGTCAGGCGCGGAACACGACTCTATTGCTCCAATTCCAGTAATTGCCTGTTCAAACTGTGGACACATTAACGAACTATTTAAACCTAGAGTATGATAATTGGTGCAGAAATACTTAATGACAATGTATTAACAATCTCATATTATAATGAGAGTGGAAAGATTGAGTTTATTCGTAAAAGATTAATGGATCATGAAATGTACAATTGGGTGGAATCTCAAACACCAACTGCCACCAAAAACTGGAATGGTAAGTTTGTAAAGAAAGGTAACTCTCAAGGTCAATACATGAATCAGTTTAGAATTCAAGAGTTGATTCAAGAGAAATTAACTGCTGAAGAACTTGAAATGGTCTACAATTTTGATAATTTTCCTAAGAAAACATATCTTGATATTGAGATTAAACTAATCGATGACTCTTTTCCAGAGCCAGATAAAGCCCGAATGCCGGTTGGACTTATCTCATTTTGCAATGAAGATAATGTTACCTACATTCTCTCTATCCTAAATACCGAAGATCAACCGGATGGACTTACTCCAGAACAAATAGTTCAAATGGAAAAAGGAGTTAATGACTACTTCCGAAAAACTGTTCCTAAAAAACCAGAAGATGCGCGTCTCTTTAATCAAGATTTTAAAATCAAATATAAATTCTTTAAGAGTGAAGACGAATTAATGGCGTTCTACTTTCATAAGATCATGCCTCACTTTAATTTTGTTACTGGTTGGAATGTTACTGAATTTGACTGGAAGTACTTGATGAATCGAGGTAAGAATCTAAAGATCGATATGATGGAGAACATGCCAACTCGATCAACTGTTTCAAAGGTTAAGATTCCTACCCATTTAGGTGTTCTCGATTATATGCAAGTCTTTGAAAAAATGAAGCCATATAAAGTAGTAGAAAACTATAAACTAGACTATATCGCAGACTTAGTGTTAGGTACTGCAAAACTACATCATGATTATTCTTCATTTATGGAATTCCAAAAGGATACTTATCTCTTTACTATGTATAACGTGATTGACGTTATCCTAGTTAAATTAATAGAGGATAAACTTGCCCTAATGGATGTTGCCTTTGCAATGGCAAATGTCGCTCAAGTAGAAGTAAACAAAGTATTTAGTCCAGTGTATATTGCTGAGATCTTAATGTGCCGTGAATTCCTAAATAAGAACATGAAGATGATGAAACTTCCTTGGGGAGAAGAGGTAATTGATGGTACCTATGCTGGAGCCTATGTAAAAGATCCAATTCCTGGATATTATGGCGCAGTTGCATGTTATGATTTCTCTTCAATGTATCCAAATATTCAAATCCAATTTAATATTTCACCGGATACCTATCTTGGAAAAACCGATAAGGTCAAAAAAGATGGCACTGAAATCCATACTAAAAACGATACTATGTTTTCAAGTAAAACTGATTCAGTTGCTAGAAAAATTCTTACTAGATTATATGATGAACGTATCAAAACTCAGGGTGAGATTAAACAATTAAAAAACTCAAAATAACCAAATAATATGAACACAGCACAAGATTTTGTAAACTGGCTCGAAGGTTTCTTAGACGCATGTAAGAACTCGCCATCTCCTCAACAAATTAAGGAGGTTAGAAAAAAGATTTCAGCATTGCCCTTAGCTAAAGATAGACTATTGTCTAGTCGGGTTACTGGTGAAATGTATAATCCATTATGGAATACTTCAACTGGAGCAGTTCCAGCGGATCATTTTCCAACTATTTCAATTGTCCCACCAGGATCAAACATTCCAAATAATGGACCATTAGATGATGAATTTCTTAAAGCGATTGAGGACAATAAATCTGCCTCAACTATGGAAGAACTTAATTCCTAAAAAAAACCAAGATCAAATGCACTTTGACGAAAACAAATTAATTTCCTTAATGGAGAATTTCTCTGGAGCAAAATTCCAGTGGATCAAAACAAATCGACCTGAGTTATTAGGTAAACTAGTTACGTGTAGAAATATCGAACCTCGAGGAGACCGATTTTTTGCAGTATTTGATGATGGGTCAAGTGTAGATACCTCTCAATTAAATACTAGTCTATTGATGATACATGGAGACATGCAGCCTTTGACTAGAGCCGAGGTTGAATCTATTTCCGGTCCACCTCGACCAATTGCTCCACAAGTACCTTTGGAAAATGGTCCAATGGGCGGTCCAGGACCAATCGGAAATCCTCAGTCGGTTCAACAACAAGTACAGCCTCAGCCTGCAGCATCAAATATGTTTGAAATGTTTAATTCTGAGGAAAGAAATATAGATTTACAGGTGACTATTAGCCTACCTGACCAGGATTTTTTAAAAATGATGTATTCTAATGCAAAGGATAAAGATAAGTTTCTTGGCGAATTATCTGATTATGTATTTAGAGCGATAAATAAAACAGTAGTACAATCTTCTATTTCAACAATGGTAGTTCCTCAACCACCAAAACAAAGAAAGACTGGCCCTACTGTAAATATTACTGAGATACATGAAGAATGACCAATTTAATTCAAACGAAGAATATTCAGACGATAAGTTTAAAGTCCTAAATTTTACTGGAGATAAGGGAAGTTTCAAAAGAATTTCGTCATCGAGGGAAGCAATTTGTTTGCTTCCTTTTGACGTTAATGAAAACGACCAAATAAAAAATGTATATCTTGCAAAGTATCATGATTATGTTTTAAATGGAGAAAATAAAAGGTGTATCACCGCGTCTCTTAAACCTGACGAATTTAATACATATCATGAATCTCTTTCTGATTGTATAGATTCTGAATTAGGTTTATCTGATATTGATGTAAATGATATTTTTTATTTAGGACAAATACAGCACACTATTCCTTTTACTAAGACCTATAAGTGTTACGCTCTTAACTTAACTAATTATAGTGAAGACCCTACTGGATTTATGCCTAAAATAATTGATCCAGAATCTAAAATGCATTCAATCGACAAAGTACGATTTAGTAGAGTTATGCGAGGAGAAATTTGTGATACCCTAACTCTTTCCTGTTCTATTTTATTACTTTCTTATATTTCAGAATAGAACTTTTACCCTTTCTCTAGTAGAATATATTAAAATACATAATTATGGCAAAGTCAACAAACGACGCAATTAATGCTTTTAATAAATTCAATGACCTCCTAGAAAAGAAGGTAAAAACCAAGATCACCCTAATGGGATTTTCAGATATTGATGATTATATTCCAACTGGAAATTATCTCTTAAATGCTCAAATCTCAGGATCAGTATTCGGTGGATATCCAAACACTCGAAGTATTGGAATCGCTGGAGATTCTGGTGCAGGTAAAACATTCCTTTGCTTAAATGCAGTTAGAGAGCTTCAAAAGAAAGACTATTTTGTTTTCTATATTGACACTGAAGGTGCAATCGATAGATCAGATTATATCAAATTTGGAGTAGATCTAGAAAAATTAAAATACCTTCGTATGGGTTTAATCAGTGATGTTAAATTCTTCATTAATGATTTTATTGAAACTATGCGAGATAATCCAGGATTAAAGGCTGCAATCTTTGTTGACTCAGTAGGAATGCTCGATACTGATAAGAGTAAAAGAGATATGGATGCTGGTAAAAACGCATCGGATATGGGTCTCCGTTCTAAAGAGATGAGATCACTATTTAAGTCGTTTACTCTTGAGCTATCTAATTTAAAAGTCCCATTTATCTTTACTAATCATACTTATGCTTCAATGGATCAGTATACTCCTAAAGGAATGTCTGGTGGAGGAGGTCCTGAGTTCTCAGCATCAATTATCTTAATGTTAAGTAAAGGAACCCTAAGAGATGAGGCTAAGACTACCACCGGAATTATCGTTCGATCCAAAACCAGAAAAAATCGTCTCGCTAAACCAATTGATATTGAATTCCATATCTCGTTCCATAAAGGAATGAATCAATATGTAGGACTTGAACAGTTTGTCAATTGGGAAAATTGCGGAGTTGGTCGAGGAAATAAGTTAACTGAAAAAGAATTTTCAAAATTAAAGAGTGACGAGCAATCAATTTGTTCCGAATTTAAAGTAGATGGAGAGACATTCTATTTCCTACCTAAGAAACTTGGAAAGAGCTACGTTATTCGACATAATGGAGATCTTGTACCAGTCAAAGAATTTTTTACAGGTAGATTATTTACCCACGATGTATTAATGGAGCTTGATGAAAAAGTAATTAAACCTACTTTTAAATTTCCAGAAACACAAGATGAAATCGACTTATTAGAGACTAGTGAACTTAACGACTTAACTGACGACGAAGATGACGCTGCACTCTAATTTACCAATAAAGTATTATTTGAATCTGTACAATGAGGAGGGACTAAGCGACGAGTTTACCCTCCTTTTTGAGATATTACAGTACATAATACGAGTGGCTAACTCCAAAGAAAAGAGTTTAGAGCTAAAAAACATAAAATTTTCATCCAAATCTCTAAAGTATGTATTTGGAGATAAGATCAAAGATGAAACTTTTAAAACAAACTTAGTTAAATCATTAAAGACAATGATCGCTGATGATTATCTTACGACTGAAGGTGACTTCATATATTTTACAAAAAAAGGACTAACTTATTTTTATCTAACGAATGATTGATTTTACAGAAAATATTGACTCTCTTGAAAAGATGGTTTGGAATTTTATCCTAAATTCCGATAATGACCTTAATGATCTAAAGCCATCTAATCATGACTCTTTAAGACGTGAAGAATTAATCACAATGATGAAGCCTAGTTATTTTAATGATGATGACCGACAAGAATCATTTAAAGTAGCAATAAAGTTTTTTAAAGAATACGAGAAGATTCCAAATAAAAAAGAACTCAGAAGTTATCTTGACCTAGGCAATGTTAATTTAGATGAAGATGAATTTAGTGAATTGTATGCATTTAATCTAAATGAATATAATTATGATTATCTTTACAAATATGTTAGATCATTTATTCTCTTAAGAAATTTAAACTTAACTGTCTTTGATCTACTTACCTATCTAAAAACCACTCCAATTGATCCAGGAAATATTGATAAGATCTCTGAAAAGATTAGAAACGATATTAGTACTAAACTTGCTCTAAACTTCTCAAGCGCAGATACTGGCCTAAATTTCTTTAATCCAGAATCTCATATCCAAATTTCAAAATCAGGAAGCCCAACTGGCTTTGCTTTTCTAGATAAAGTTCAAGGAGGAGGGTGGAACTCAAAAGCACTTGTAGTTTTTCAAGGTCGACCTAAAGTTGGTAAATCAATGGTTCTTGGAAATATTGCAGCTCGATCATTTCTTTCTGGAAACGTTACTGGATTAGTCACAGTTGAATTAGCTGATCGTTCATATATGAAGCGAATCGGATCGAATATTTTAAATATAAAATCCGAAGACTATGCAATGATCACAGATGAAGCTGCATCTAAGCTTGTTCAAAACAAGATTCAAGAGCTTAAGGATTCCGGTAAAAACATTGGCGAGTTAATCGTTAAGGAGTTTCCTACTGGTGGAGCTACTGCAATTGATATTGAAAATTATTTTGTTCGACTTGAGCAAAAGATGAATAAGAAGTTTAAAGTAGTCGTAGTAGATTATCTAAACCTATTACGACCTATTAATACTCAAAATGGTCTTTATGAAAAGATCAAAGCTATTTCTGAAGAACTTAGAGGTGTTGCTATGCGAAATGAATGGTGTATAATAAGTGCCACTCAAATTCGTCGAGAAGATATTGATAATTTTGATTTAGGTATGGATTCAGTAGCTGAGTCATTTGGTCTAATCCATACAGTTGATGCTCTATTTGGCCTAATGAGAAGTCCATTAGAGAGTAGAATGAAAATTAAAGTAATTGCCAATCGTGACAATGGTTACGAAGAAAGTTATAAATTTTACACAATGCATAAAGACTATTTTAGACTTTCTGAAGAGAGTGGACAAAATAGCGAATTTTATAGTGATGATGAAGAAGTAAGTAGAATGGCAGACGAATTAAGGTCTGAATATTCTGAAATAACTAATTCTCCAGAACCCGCTATAGTTGATAATATAATTGAAGATGACTATGATGCTCTCTTTAATTCCATATAAAATAATTCATATGAATGAGCGAAGACGAAGAATTTACAAAGGATCTGCCTAACGATCCAATAAGAGAGGACAAAATATTTAATAATAGCTATTACAATGGTGATAAGCTAAAAGATTCAGAAGAATATGAATTCTCAAAAAAGATATCAGTATCATCCGATTATTCAGATAATTATTTGAAGGACCTATATGATTACGAAGAGCAATTAGAATCAAAATTTATCCTAGACATAATCTTTGAATTTTTACAAAAAGATGAGGTCCTTAGTCGATATACAATTGAGTTAACTCAAGATCCAGCAATATCAAAAATAAAATTCTCAAAGGAGGACCTTAACTTAATCTTCAATAGAGTACACGAGAATCTAGATATTGCTAATCGTGGTATAAATTTCTACAGTCCAATCTATATCCTTGAAGCAATCTCATCGATTTCATCAATGGAATACAAAAAGATCTTTGATTCACTAGATACTGAGATTCAAGAAATCTTGATCCTTGAGCTAAATAAGAAGTATAAATTTCTAGAAGGAAAAATGCATAAAAAAAGAATACACTAATGACTTACATTAAATTAACACATACCACCGGATCAGTTTACCTTAATCTTGAACAAGTATATCGATTTGAGGAGACTTCGACAACTGATGTAACTTTCTATGATGCTAATTCAATATTGCCAACTACTTATGCTTTTGCAACAGCAGCCGATCTTAAGATATTTATGGCGAAACTTACGAGTATTTCAAAAGTAATAGATATTGATCAGCTAGCAACTCAAGGATGAAATTAGATAACATTAGAAAAATATTTGTACTTGGTGATCTTCACTTAGGCGTACGTAATAACTCAGTCGAGTGGTCAGATATTCAAACAACATATCTTATCGACTATTTTCTTAAACAGATAGAGGAGGAAGGCTTTGATCCAGAGACAGATATTCTAGTACAAGTAGGTGACTGGAACCATGTTAGAGAATCTACTAATACCCGAATTTACAAGCTTTCCCTAAAGATTGCTGAAGTATTCACAAAGAAGTTTAAACGAGGCGTCTTTGTAATATTAGGCAATCATGATGTATATTATAAAGACCGAACCGATACTCACTCACTAGAGGGATTTGATCGCATGTATTCTAATTTTAAGATTTATGAGAAGCCTGAGATATTAACTATCAATTCTCATAACTTTTTAATGTTGCCGTGGATTGAGAAACTAGAAGAGTTAAAAAATCAAATCCAATCATATCGGTCAGCCAAATATGTTTTTTGTCATGCTGATGTTAAAGGTTTTAACCTAACGAAAGTCACTAAACTTGAACACGGATTAGAACAATCTGAACTTAACCAATTTACTCGAATCTATTCTGGTCATATCCATATTCGACAAGAAAAAGGAAACGTTCTCTATGTTGGAACTCCATACGAAATGGATAGAGGTGATCGCGGAAATCAAAAAGGATTCTATGTTCTTGATGTAAGCGGTAAAGAGGTAACTGAGAAATTTATCCCAAATGATTTTTCACCACGTCATCTTAGATTTGAAGTATTAGATCTGCTTGAATTAACACCTGACCAGATTCAACAGGAATTCGTAAATAATTTCGTTGATATTATGATCGAGTCGGAATTTTCAAAGAAGTTTCCACTTTCACAATTTACAGAACTGGTAAAAAGCTATGGACATCGCCGGCTTGAATTTGCTTCATATTCGCAAGATCAATTAAAAAATAAGAGCGAGCTTGAACTAGATTCAAATTACGAATACAACATTTTCACTCTATTAGAAGAACGCATCAAGCTTATGAATCTTCCTACTGATCAATCGACTCAAATAGTTGATAAATTCAAAGAGATTTATGATTCATTAAGAAACACAAAACAATACGATTAATGAGATTAACTGAATTTTCATACAAGAATATCCTATCATATGGGAATAAATTACAAACATTTAAGTTTGATGATAAAGCAGGTTTAATCCTAGTTGAAGGAGAAAATGGTGCAGGTAAATCTTCAATCAAAGAAGCACTAACTGTCTCAATATATGGGCGCTCTGCAATTCGTAAGATGAAAGATATTCCTAATTGGATCAATCGTAATGCTTATACTAATGTCAAGTTTGTAACCAATTCTGGAGAAATCGTAGAGTTAGATAGAGGAATCGATCCAAATTTTAGCGACATTAAAATAAACGGAAGCCATTTTAATCTTCCAGACAAGAGAAAAGTAGATGAATTTATTGAAGAAGAACTAGCTAGAATCCCATTCTCAGTTTTTTGTAATACTATCAGTCTATCATTTGATGATTTTAAATCATTTGTGAACCTAAGTAAAGACGATAAACGAAAAATTATTGATCGTATCTTTGGAATTGATATTCTTTCAGATATGCGAAGTAAAGTAAAAGACGAGTTAAGAGAAAATAAATCTGAGCTCGATATTCTTACTGCAACTTTAAAAAGCAGTCAATCTAACTTAGTAACATACACTAGTCAACTTGAAGCACTAAAAGAAAAATTAAGTAAGAAAAAGGAGGAACTTACTGATAAATTAACAGCCGATATTGCAAATAAAAAAGTAGAAGTCGATGCTGCCCTTCTTGAAAAGACTAGTCTTAAAGAAAAGATAGATTCTCAAACTAGTGTAAATAAAGTTGCTCAAGAAGAACTTAATACGATAAAATCAGAAATCAGAGACTTATCGAGTCGTCTCCTAATCTATGCTAAAAACCGGTGTCCTCACTGTCTTAATGACCTGCATTCAGACTCTTCAATCGAAATAAAAGAGAAGATTGAATCTAAAATTATTAAATTAAAGGAATCTCTTGAGGATAAGCAGAAACTTGCAGATGAAGTCAATGAGAGCCTAACAACTCTATTATTGGATCGAAGTGATATCGATTCAAACTACTCTGATAAGAGGGCCGAACTTAAAGCTTTGGAGTCATCACTAGAGGCTGCTCAGGAAAGCGACGGATCTGAGGAAATATCTTCTATCTCCGGAATAATTAAGAGTCTTGGTGATCAAATAAGGGAAGATATTCAAGCTTCTTCTCAACTGGCTTCAACCCGATCAATTGCGCTAAGCCTAGACGATTTACTATCTGAAAATGGAATCAAGCGAGACATGATCGACAGAATAATTCCTACCCTAAATGCTAGAATTCTTGAGATCTCTGAAAAATTAGAGTTTAAATTCTCATTTGAATTCGATAACGAGTTTGATCCGCATATCACCTATTTAGGAATGCAAATTTCTCCTGAAAGTTTATCGAGTGGTCAGCGAAAAAAGATGAATCTAATAGTATTACTTGCCTTTATTGAAATAATTAAAATGAAGCACAGTACAATGAACGTAATGTTTCTAGATGAAATCTTTAGTTCTCTCGATAAGACTAATGTTTATCGCGCAATCTCAATTCTTAAAGAATATTCTACTAAATATAATATGACAATATTTGTAGTATCCCATGAATCCTTGCCTGAAGAACTATTTGATCACCGAATCTGTGTTACTCAAAACGATCACTTTTCAGAGATGGAAATTATCAAGATTTAATAAACTTTAGTCAACGTAAATATCTCTGAATAGATTGAATCACCAGTACTTGCTGTATCCCATTGAGCAGTAACAGTCAGCGTATTACTAATTGTTGTATTGAATCCAGTAGTAGTTTCTGTTGAAAATGTGACCCCTTCAAATGCATTACTTGAATTTTTAGTATATATAAAACTGCCTCCAGTAGCAATACTTGCTACTCCAGATCCGCCGATTGCCCTAACTGTAAATTCAATATCAAGTTTCCAATGCTTAGAAGTAGTTGATGGCATGGTTATATCACCAGTATCAGCAAGAACAATTACGCCAGTTTTAACTCTTATTCTAAGTTTATGATTATTATTTGATGATATATGGCCGGTGCCTACTGCATGGAAACTATCCCCTACGTTAAACCCATTAGCTGGGACGGTTAATGTTCCTACTCCTCCACCTAATAGAGATAATTCAGATAATGTATTTGTAACAGGTGTACTTGTACTAGTTTGTGCATGTAGTCCAAAATTAGTAGTTGACCCACTTCCAGGAATAGTTACAATAGTTTTACCGACTCCGTTTGTTGCAGTTACACCAGCACCTTGAAAATCAAGAATATTTGTTTGAGTCAAACTCGATCCTTCTTCTTGAATAGTAGTATATGCCTGCTGAGTAGGAATACTCACCTGTGTTTCACCGCCAATATCACTTGCAGTTACTCCTCCACCTACAAAGTTAATAGTGCTTCGTTGAGTTACTGAGCTACCTTCATCTTTAATTATTGAATACGCTGGCTGAATTGGAACAGTTATAATTGTTTTACCTACTCCATCAGATGCAGTTATACCAGCACCTTGAAAATCAATAACGCTCTGCTGGGTTAATGCGCTTCCTTCTTCTTGAATAGTAGTATATGCCTGCTGAGTAGGAATACTCACTTGTGTTTTAGTACCAGTATCAGTTACCGTTACTCCTCCACCGACAAAGTTAATAGTATCTCTCTGCGTTAATGATGAGCCTTCATCTTGTGCAGTTTTATAAGCTGGTTGAATTGGAATGTTTACTTGAGTCTCTCCACCAATATCACTGGCAGTTACACCAGTTCCTGTGAACTTTAGTACTGATCTTTGTGGAAGAACTGTACCTTCATCCTTTACAGTGTTATATGTTTGAATATCATGATTGTCGACTTTAGTCCATATTCCTCCTTCAAAAATAGCCCAGTCACCTACTTGCCAATCAGTAGTTCCATTAAGATTAGTTGTTCCTAGAACAGAAACGATATAAAAATCTCCAGGTGTTCCCACGCTGCTTGTTAAAGTAGGGAAATTAATTGAGGCATCCCATAATCCTTTGTAAATAAGACCAGTTAGCGAGGGCAGTAATCCACTCTCAATTATTGTAATAGTTCCTACATGATCCATTTTACATAGCTTTCCTCCATTACTACTATCGAATCCAATCAGGAAGGTTCCGACCGGGATCTTATCATAATCTAATAGTGTAAAATCTATTACTGGATACACGTGACTGACTGCCATATATTATGCGTTCTTTATTATATTTATTTAATTTTAAAACTTTTTTAAAGTAGCATGTATAAAAATAGAAACTAAGTTATGGTAATATATCAAGCAAATACATTCGCTGGAGTCTATGAAGAGCTCTTACATGACCTAATGACTGAGCCAGAATACGTGACACAGCCTAGAGATATGACGATCAATGAAATATGTGATGTTGCTCTAGTTATTGAGAATCCTCTATCATGTCTCTATACTAATCCATTTAGATCTTCTCAATTCAAGTATATTGCAGCTGAATTTCTATGGTATTTTATGGGTAGAAATGATGTCGAATATATCTCAAAATTTGCAAAGTTTTGGGAATCTATTCAAAATAGTGATGCTACTGTAAACTCATCATATGGATACCTCCTCTTTAATAATCCTAATGAACACGGTGTTAATCAATATCGATGGGCATTAGAATCATTAGCTCAAGATAAAGATTCACGACAAGCTGTCCTGCACTTTAATTTGCCTATCCACCAAAGATCAGGAAATAAGGATTTTGTTTGTACCATGTATGGAATCTTTCAAATCAGAAACAACAAGCTTAATTTTACGGTAAGCATGCGAAGTAATGACGTCATCTTAGGCCTTCCAACAGATATTGCATTTTTTGCTATTCTACAATCTCAAATGCTGTCTCATCTTAAGTCCTATACAGGATATCCTGAATTAGAGTTAGGAACATATACTCACATTGCAAACTCTTCTCATATCTATGAGAGACATTTTGAAATTGCAAATAAGATGATTACTAAAAAGTTTGAACCTCTAAGTATTCCAGGAGTCCACTTAAACTTAATTAAAATTGATGGCTCCCCAACCGGTCATTTTTCATCACTATTTGATGGACAATCTGAATATTCTCAACTATCTGATCCTCTATATAATTGGATCCTAAAAAATATAAACTTATGAAAAAAGCAATTATCTCAATCATCACCACCGTAGCTAAGCTCCTAATACTTGCTCTGCTCTCTAATCTAGTATATGATTGGAATGACTTAGCTAAAGTATTTGGTCCTGCAATATCCTATTCACAATGGGTAGGAATTATCGTAATTATCAATGGTATTGTGCCAAATGGCATAACTAATAGTATAAAAGATGACAAATAAGGATCTTAAATATCACCTTACTTACCTAAAAATGGCTACTGAGTGGTCTAATCTTTCATGTTGTAAGCGTAAGAAAGTTGGTGCCCTAATTGTTAAGGACGGGACAATTATTTCAGATGGATTTAATGGTACCCCTAAAGGTTTTCCAAATGACTGTGAAGATGCTAATGATAATACTCACTGGTATGTTCTACACGCTGAGGCCAATGCAATGATGAAAGTTGCTAGATCTACACAAAGTACTGATGGAGCTACATTATATGTGACCTATTCACCATGTAAAGAGTGTTCAAAATTGATTATTCAAGCCGGAATTAAGTTTGTTATCTATCGAGAAGAATATCGAGATACTTCTGGCATCAAGATCCTAAAGGCAGCTGGTGTAGATATTGTAAAATTAGAAGTATAAAATGGACAAACGAAAAATATCGCTAGTCTTTGTTAAAGATTATAAGAGCTTCATCTTAACTTTTAATAAGAAAGATAAAAGTGACTATATCCTAAATGTAAGTAAATTAATTAAAGACAAATTCAGTACAAAATTTATTATTCCAAATAAAGTACAGTCCTTCTTATTAAACTATGAGATTAAAAAATTATTAGATAAGGCAATTAATGTTAAGAATGAAAAATACGATCAAATAATCTATTTAAACTCAAACTTATCTACTGTAAGTATTTTAAATACTATTGATTTCATATCAGAAGAGTATCCAGATTTTGAATTTAATTATCAGTTGATTGCTCCTACTTCTGATCCTGAGCCACTTGATATTTCAGATAAATCAATTGAAAAAATAATTATCTAAAAAAACCTCATATTGGATATGAGGTTTTTTGTTTTTAATATTCTTCTCCAACTTGATCTTCAGGCGAATTATGTAGGTCTTTTACCCAATCTGGAACTTCTCCAAATGGTGAAGCCATTGGATTTGCACCAAAGTCTTCTTCCTCTTCATCAAAGTTTTCACCTGCTTCAAAGCGTCTTAATTTATCTTCAATTTGACGTAAATCAGATATTGTATTATTTGAACGAGTTGCCTCTGTTCTAGTTTCTTCTTCTTCCTCATCATCAAAACCTTCAGCATCTCTTTGTGCACTTACCCAGTCTTCTGAATTATACATACGATCCATCGGTGATTCGTACTCAGCGTTGGCTTTCGCTATTGGATCGTATATATCTTGATCATCATTTTCTAGTTCATCTTCGACTTCATCTTCAGCTTCGTTAACAAATCTCTGAAAAGAAGAATAAGCTTTTCCTTCCTTAAGCGGATCCATTTGAACTACTGGAATACCTGTTCTTTGATCATCATAAGTAAAAGCTTTTCTACCCTCTTGCTTATATACAAGATCGCCAGTCATAGCTTTATATGTAGGATCGTATACTGGATGAGAAAAAGCAGGATCGCGTTCGACTGTTCTCTGAAATCCAGCTAATTTAGGTTTAGTATTAATTATCTTACCTTTTCCGTCTCTTAGCGGCATCATTGAAGATGGTCCACCAAATCCAGGTTTTTTAAGGTCCATATAATTATCGAAATTTAGGATATCTCGACGATGTGTATCAAACATTTCCATTTTATCTTAAATTTTTTATACGTTAATTTGACCGATTCTAGTTTCAGTCCAGCTATCTGCTCTATATTTTGCAGTCACTTCATAAACACCCTTTTCAGTATAGTCAAGTTTAAGCTCTGATAACTTGTCCATTGGGATAATTGATGCAAACGACCACTCTCTAAAGATCTCTCCAGTTTTATTTGAAACGTGTACTGATAGTGAACCAACATAGTCTCTCTTTAGACCTTGACTACCAGTCAAAGGATTGTATAAGATATCGTTCCATGCTCTTAAGATGTTATAGATATATGCGTTGTTTTCTTCATTTAAGTTGACTGTAAAAGTTATTTCCAAGTCAGCTGTAGTCTTGTCTGGAATAGCTCCAGCATAAGATCTAGTAGCAAACTTGTACTTTTGTTCAACTAGCTCACCAGCTGAATTGATTTCAGGTAAACCGGAAATCTTAGTTACATGTTCTACTAGAAGAGCAACTTCTGATCCAGTAATTACTGGAGGAGGAGTCAAGATTACTTCAAACTGATTTTGATATATCGGTTCGTAGTATTCTCTAGAAGCTAATGAGTTGCTCCAATATGGTAAACCTGCCATTGTGTATCGATTATTTTAGTTATTTATTTGTCTTTGACTCAATATTTTGTTTGGGCAATACTGGTTCTGACGTTTCTATCGTCTCATCTTCCTGTTCAGTATCTTCTCCCTCTTCAGTATCAACTATTTCAGACTGTAAAGTATCTTCAATATTAAACAAATTATCAAAATCTATATTTGATCTAATCGATACTTGTGAAGATCTATTAGAATAATTATCAATTTGTACCCTGTCTCCTTTAAAGTCAATCACTAGTGAAGGTAATATTGTTCTAAAAATTAATTCATTTACGTTTTCAATTGGATCATATACTAGGATCTCAGAGATCTTAGGGTCAGTCTGGTTATTGATTGTCAGGGATTGATCGTTAAATAGAGTATTTTTACCAGTCACCTTAACATTAAATCCGTCCCAGCTATTAATTGCAGTTCCATCAAGTGTATCCACCATTCCAGTAGAAAGTTTTAGAGTAACATTTGGTGAACCTGTATCGAGTCCACTTGTTGAAACTTCACGAAGCACCATTCTATTTACTGTAAATCTAACTTCATATCGAGTATTCTTAAAATACTTATCGTTAATTGCCTTGATTTGAGCTGATGTCAATTTAGTAGTGAAGAGAACTTCATCTACTCTTGATTCAGAAGTAGCTGGAGGTAATTGTTTTTGTGGTGCAGGTAGCATAGCTTGACCTTGACCTAACATCTTTTGTCCAGCCCCAAGCTGTTTTTGACCTTGGCCTAACTGCTTTTGTGGTGCAGGTAAACCCAATGGATCAGCTGGGCCTGCGGGTAATAAGTTATTCCAATCATCGTCAGTTAAGTCAGACTCAACCGGTTTTGGTATTTCCTCTTCAGGTGCTTGTTCTGCAGGAAGACCATCCATTTCTTTAGCATAGTCAGGATTAAGTAATCTCTTAATTGCTTCACTCGCAAGTTCAAACTTTCTTTTAAGTAGATTTACTTCACTCAGGATAATATAAGTGAGGGTCGCATGACCCTCATCAAATTTCATATCCGGAAAAACGTCGACCTGCTTTAACCAGCCTTGAATATTTTTTTGATCAAGAGCAGTTTCGCCATCTATTATTGACCAAGTTAAGTCATAATTTAAGATAGCTTGAAAGATGAAACCTCCGTCCTTTGAACTAATTTCATCAGAATACGCTTTTTCAAATACTTTATTCATTAGTCTTTTTTACGGTCTCGTGTACGTTTATAGTTCTTCCAAAGCTCGTTATAGATATTACATGAAGCCCCTAAAAAGTTAATAATTCCAACAAATTTCTTCTTGTCTTCACCTTCCATATTAGCAACTTTAACGCCAATTTTCTTAGCGTCATTTACTGTAAGTTCTTCGTCTTCATCTTTTCCGACTAGCTTCTTAAGGTCGCCCTTCTTTTCAAGTAGAGCATATTGCTCAAAGCTTGTAATTAATCTATTCATAGTCTTAGATTTTGTTAATTACTTCTTACCAACTACGTTTTTATTCTTCGCAGTAGTCATGTATTGTTTAGTGTACTTGTCAAGTTGAGGAGTACCTTTTCCTTTAACTGGACCTTCAACCAAACCTTGGTTAATTTTCATAGAACCTGTTTTATCATTAGCACCAACGTTTGCTTTTCCACGGTATCCCGTTTCAGCTTTTTTGAATGCTGCCATAAACTGGTTGTAGTTCATAACTGGATTTGCCATTACAATTGAATTTTTTATTATTTATCTTTTTAAAATTCGAGAATTTGTTGTATTATTGCTATATAAACAAATTAAAAGTTTTATCATGAAAACAATAGCAATAGCATTCTTTGCATTACTTTCATTCTCTTCAATCTCTCAAATTGAAAGAATTGAATCCACTAAATTAGACTCTCTTATTTGGAAAAAAATCAATGAATATCGAATCTCCAAAGGAGCAAAAGCATTTGCTGTATTTGAGGACTCGTTAATGAGAGATTTTTGTACTCGAGTAGCATATCGAAATATAGTTAAAACTTGGCCGACTCACTCAGATAGCGTAGGTTATTGGAGTAATGCTGAATGTTTATATACTTTTATTACTTCTGGAAAAAATGCATTATTTGTAATCAATGAAGTTCATGACCTAGATTATGAAACTCTTGCTGAAAAAACGGTTCAGGGATGGATTCACTCTCCTACTCATGAAAGAGCAATATCTCGACCTGAATATAACATTGCTACAATTGTTTCAATTATCATAATCAATCCCAAGACTGGTGAACTTAGATTAGATGCAACTTATCATGCACTGGATAAAGGGCATACTACATACAATGACTACGTATGTCAAGTAACAAAAAAAGGGAATCGTTAAGATTCCCTTTTTAATTAATAAGCTTGTTTTAAACGCCGGCTACAGGTTTAGCCTGTTTTGCAGCTAATCCGAGGTATCTTTCTTTAACGATTTCTTTATCTACAAATTGACCTTCGATCACTTTATCATCTTCATCTTTCTTAGGCACTTGTACATATACTTTATTATCCTCTACTCGTGTTACTTTTACTTCAACTTCGTCCTTTCCTTTATCACTAAAAACAGTTTTACCTGTTCTAGGATCAGTTAGAGCTCCTTTGATTCTAATCATATCTCCTATTTTTAACGATTCATATGGTTGAGATTTACCCTTTCCTGCTTCTACAAGTGCAGCAGCATTAAACTTAACCTTGTATACATAGATTCCATTGTCTGCTTTATTAATCGCTACCTTTGCTCCTTGATAAGTAGTTTTAGTAATTGGTTGAGCGGCAACACTCTTTGTTGCAATTGAGTAGGAGATATTTTTTCCTCCATTTGGTTCAGCCGTTGATATCTTCCAAGAAACTGAAATACTGTTAGCTTTTAAGTGTCCTCCTAAATATGCAGTTAATGCATTTCTAAAAGTAACACCTCTATCGTACGCAAGTTTTATATTTTTACCTGCGTCATCTGCTCCAGCACCAGGATCAGATGTTCCAGTTGTACCTTTTACATATGATTTCTCCCAGCCTGTTACATTTTTAATAGTTCCATAGTCTGGACTTGCTGATGAAATAAGTGTCATTGTATCAGCAATACCGGAGTCTCCTAAATAACTAATGATTTTATCACCAATCTCTTTTACATTAGGGTGAGTTGCATCAACTTTAACTCCTTTATCATCAATATCTGCTCTACCTGTAGTAAATGCAATAGCTACTGATCCAGTTTTTGCCTCTTCTCCTTGTGTCAACTCAGTAGTGGTTCCTCTATCTCCGCCAGTTAAGCTTGAACTTGCTGGACTAACTAATATCACATATCCTTTTTCTACAGTTAGTACTTCTCTATTAGATGAAGTTAAGTTAACTATGTTTTCAGATGTTAATATTTTAGTCGGATCATATTGTTCAAAGGAACCGGATGCCCAGTTTTGAAGATTAAATGCATTAATATATCCACATATGCTACGTACAGTAGACGACTTAGTAATTCCTGGAGTAAGAATTCTTTGTCCAAATTGTACTAGTCCTTCAGTGTCAATCATCTCTGACGATTTTCCAATTAATTGTATTGGTTCAGGGGATTTCGTTAAACTAAAATTAAGTTTAGGTATAAGTGCCTCAATTTTACTAACATCTGAGATAGCATCAAATGATCCAGCATACTGACCGAGTCCAGCTAAAATTAATCCAAACATTCTTTCATACTTAAGTTCACTATTGATATTGCTATTTCCAAATATAAAATTAGGTAATGCCTCTTGCCCGACTATCCGTGTCATAGTCTCAAAAGTAGCATTATTTTGAGTCTTATCTAAATTAAGAGTAATCGTTGTATCATCAGCTGATCCAATTATTTCATTTCCTATTTTAACACTAGGTATAGCTGAAGCCCAAGTAAGAATATTTGTGTCTAATGATTCATTTAGAGACACTGATTCATGGAGAGTTCTCCAATTTTTGTAATTTAATAAGTATGACATAATAAAAATACTTTTTTAGTTATTTATTTTTTAAATGACCTACTTTTTTATGTATTTTAGAATTAAAATAGAGTGTATGAAAGCAATTAAAAAATATGTATCTTCACTTCCAATCGGAGTAAAATACCTGGTTTCAATAAACTTACTCGTTTATGCATTAACACTAGTTACTTACTATTGTGCTAGTATTAATTTGACTAACTATCTTGGTGCATATCCTACCTATTCTGAGTATTTTAATCCTCTTGCTATAATCACTAGTGGATTCACTCACTCTATCAATTTTACTCATATCTTGTTTAATATGATTCTATTCTTAATCTTTGCTCCGTCAATTGAAGTAAAGTTTGGAACCAAGAATATGTTTTTGATCTATATATTATGTGGAATTGTTGGATACTCTACAACAAACTATGCATATCACCAAAACAAGCAAAAGATTGAAAAGTCGCTTTCAGCTCTACATATTAAACCTTCTACTATTGAGATAAATGATCACAGAGTATCTCAAGAATACTTATCTACTCTTGATGAAAGTGATATAGTAATAGTTAGAGAATATAATCGAGTGATTTCTAAAACATGCGGAGCGTCTTCTGCTCTTTATGGAATTATTGCAATCTATTTGCTATTGAACTTAACTAACTTGAAAAAGATTGGCTTTAATTTACTTGCGGCATATTGTATAGGATTTACACTATTCAGCATATTCAAGAATACTAATATCCTTGATGGTAGTGACTATGCTCACATTGGAGGATTTGTAACAGGTTTACTTTTCTTATTAATCAAAAAAGCATCACAAAGGTGATGCTTTTTTATTTGATTAAAAAATTTATTCTTATTTCCAAATAACTTCTTTTCCGCTAAATTTTCGTAAGTGAGCGGACATTCTGTTTAAATATGGATTATTGTCCAGTTGTCCCCAGTTTTGAACCGGTGCTGCCTGATCTTCATCATACTCATCACCATAACTCATGTCAGTTGCAATATATTCCATGATCGTCTCATATGTATCAAACATAGTACTTGCTGCTTTTACTAAAGCTAGACATGTCTTATAATCTTCTAATGTTAAGATCATCATTACTCCCTTTTCAACACCAGGTTCATCCGTTCCAATTCCAGACATTGCTGCTCTAATTGCGTTAAATGCTTTAGTTCCATTATTTGCAGCAGTTGCATCCATCGCTTCTTCGTTTACTTTAGACCAGTTTTTAAAATTAAGTACAAAACTCATGTTCTAATATTTTTTTATTATTTATCTTAACTATGTCGATTTTTTTAGTATTTTAATAATATGCCAGAACTAGCAGAAATAAAAATAATGGCGGATTTTATAAATTCCGCCTGTGAGAAAAAAGATTTTACGTCAATCGCTTTTTCAGAAAGTGCCATGAGTCGTAAACTAGGAATTGTCCAGCCAACCGATCTTCAAATATTTAGGATCACTTCTGAGTCTAGAGGTAAGGAGTTATTGCTCTCACTAATTCAAGGAGGTGAAGTATTTATGAAGATTAGCTGTTCAATGGGCATGTCTGGTCATTGGGCACTATGTCACCGTGACTATATGCCTAAACATACTCACATGAAATTTAGTAGTATTGACAACTATAGTCTATGTCTAGTTGACACTCGTCGATTTGCTAGATGGAAGGTAGTTGACGACTGGTCTACTAACAGAGGACCGTGTCCAGTAAAAGAACCAAGCCAATTTCGAGAAAACATCCTACTTAATCTATACAAGAAAGAATTCGATAAACCTATTCATCTTGTGCTCATGAATCAACTATATTTCAATGGGATAGGAAACTATCTCCGAGCTGAGATTCTCTTCCATGCAGAGCAGGATCCTTTCATAGATGCACGTACTGCGCTTACCGTGAATCCTGCAATACTTGAGCTATGTGAACAACTACCTAGGGAAGCCTATGTGCTAGGTGGAGGTCAATTAAAAGATTGGACGAATCCATTCCAGGTTCCAGAAGGAGGTTTTGATGAGTGGATGCAGTGCTATGGCAAAGGCCAATGGTTTACTGACAAAAACGGTAGAAGAATGTGGTATCATGAGAGTCAACTTAAAACCTCCCACTAATTTTGAGTTTTATTACTGTACCCTATAAATAATGCATAATGTTTAGAAGACTGTTAAAACCTGGTTTTTCAAAAAGAGAACGTACGATAATTAAAGAGTGTTGTCGTCAAGTCTTTGAATCAATGAATAAGGAAGAATTAAAAAATTCACTTGACCCTTCAATAAGGGAGATTAAGGAGGACATTAAAATAATAATGAAAAAACTGGAACCTACAATATGAGTGATATTCCTCTTGAGTTTTCACCAAGACCCCAACAAGTCCAAATATTGGACTTTGTAAAGTCATCTATTAAGGATGGCAAAAAATTTATTATGGTGGATGCTCCAACTGGTGTAGGAAAATCTTATGCTGCAATCATGGTTGCAGAGTGGTATCGTGGTGAACACTCTAAAAAATCAAAAACTGATATTGTTACCAATACTAAAATTCTACAAGATCAATACGTAAAAGATTTTACTTTTGCTGCTAATCTTAAAGGTAAAAATAATTATTGGTGTCGTACTCAAGGTATGGGTTGTGGCGATGCACAAGTAATTAATAAAGCAAATGAAAAGCGGTGTAATATATGCCCCCATAAGATTGCACAATCTAAATTTCTAAAGAGTCCTGTCAGTCTTGCAAATTTCCACCTAGTTACTGCATATTCTATGTATTCGCCGGAGATGATGGCTGAACGCAATTCAAAGCTTCTAATAATTGATGAAGCCCATGCATTTGAGGAAACATTTTGTGATTTTATTCTATCTACATATTCTGAACGTAGTTTAAAAATATTGGATATTTGGCAAGATTGGATGGAACGTGATCTTGATAATGTTTCGTCTCTTCAGGAATTATCTGCCTGGACAAGTAGTATACTTGTTCCTCTTCTAGAGCAAAAGGCAGGCGAACTATTGGATGAAGCCAAAGAGACTAGAGCTAAGAAAAAGAAGATTGAGCTAATTAAGAAAGCTGATCATGTTGATAAGTCAATGTGTAAGTATAATCGATTTGTTAACGATAAAGAAAACTATAAAACCAATTGGACATTTGAAAAAGATCTAGATCAATACGGCAAGACCCGAATTATCGTTGAGCCTATTTGGGGAAATCTTTATCTTAAGGAATTATTCTGGGACCAATATGACCATGTGATCCTAATGTCAGGTACTCTACTTGATCGTGAATTATTTTCATTTATTATGGGAATAGAAGATCATGAATCAACTTATCTTGCTCTACCTTGTCCATTTAAAGCGGAGGCTCGACCAGTAATATATTTGAAATTTGGCAAAATGTCCTACTATAATAAGAAGGAGACTTTTGCTAGAGCAATTCCAATAATAGGAAAAATACTAGAAAAGAATCATGAGCATAAAGGAATTATCCATACCTCTAACTATGAATTCAGTAAATGGATACAAGGTTCGATAAAAGATAAACGACTAATCTTTCATGATTCCTTTACTAGAGAAAAATCACTAGCCGATCACTTAACTTCTAGTCTAGAAACAGTACTTGTCTCTCCATCAATGATTAATGGTGTCGACTTAAAGGATGAACTTTCTAGATTTCAAGTAATCCTAAAAGTACCTTTTCCAAATCTTGTTAGTACAAAGATAAAGAAACGGTTAGATACTCGCCCAGAGTGGTACAATTGGAAGACCCTGGTGGACCTTTTGCAAGCATATGGTAGATCAATAAGAAACGATGACGATTGGGCAGAGACCTATATCTTAGACGAGTGTTTTGATCAAATTCTTGAAAATAAAAATGTGCCTCAATATTTTTTAGATGCACTAAAAATAAAAAAATTAGCAAAAAAATAATGGCTAGGAAATCAATAGAAACTCAGTATCAAAAATTAACTGACGTCGAACACGTCCTACTTCGTCCATCGATGTATGTTGGCTCAATTGTCACCCATACTGGAGATCAATATCTCTACGATGGAGAAAAGGTAACCATTGAGGAGGTTAACTATAATCCAGGATTTATTAAATTATTTGATGAAATTGTTTCCAATTCAGTCGATGAACATCGTCGAAATCCTAAATTAAATGAGATCCGAGTGACTCTTAATCTAGATACTACTGAGATTTCAATCTGGGATAACGGTGGAATTCCAGTAGAGAAGCATCCAGTCCATAAAGAGTGGATTCCTGAAATGATTTTCTCAAATCTAAAAGCTGGATCTAATTTTGATGACACTGAACAGAGAACTGTTGCTGGTACCAATGGTGTAGGATCAACACTAACTAATATCTTTAGTAAAAAGTTCTCAATATCTACCTGTGATGGTAAAAATAGGTTCGACCAAACCTTTACTGATAATATGGGTAAGCGAACTACTGCAAAAATAACTCCAGCGAAGAGAGGATTTACTGAAATTTCCTTTTTTCCAGATCTTGAGAGATTTAAAATGCGATTAATCGATGAAAAGTCCTTTCAAATCCTATTTAAACGTTGTTTGGACCTAGTTGCATGTAACAATAAGCTTACCTTAAAGCTAACTAAGATAAAAGACGGCGTAAAAAAGGACTATTTACTCAAATTCAAAAGTTTTGAAGAATACATTCAGTTATATGCTGATGAATACTTCTTTGACGAGACAAAAGATTGGAAAGTAGGCTTTGCAAAGTCAGAAAATGGCTTTCAAAACGTAAGTTTTGTTAATTCAGTACACACTAAAGACGGCGGAACTCACGTTGAATATATCACTAATCAGCTAATCGCACAATTGCGAGAAATGATTAAGAAAAAGCACAGAGTTGATGTTAAGCCGAGTGATATTAGAAACCACCTCTATGTCTTTATTGATTCGACTATTGTAAACTCATTCTTTAGCTCACAAACTAAGGAAAAACTCATCACTGAAGTCAAAGATTTCGGTACTAAGCATGAGGTAACAGATAGGTTAGCAAAACTAGTCTTTAAGTCAGAAATAATACAGTCAGTTCTAGATTGGATTGAGAAAAAAGCACTTGCTCAAGAGCGAGCAGAGCTTAGAAAGCTAAATAAAGACTTGGATAAGACCAAAATACCTAAATTGATCGATGCACAGCGTAAAGGTGATCGCGGAGTGTGTATCTTAGGCATATATGAAGGTCTTTCAGCAGTTTCAGCAGTTCGTAAGTTTAGAGACACTCAAATAATTGGTGCTTTTCCACTAAAAGGTAAATTTATCAACGTTAGTGAGATGAAACCTTCTGAAATTGCTAAAAATGATGAAGCCGTGCAGCTAATGGCCTCACTTGGACTAAAACTAGGCGAAGAACCTAAAGGATTACGGTATGGTCGCATCTATATCTACACTGATGCCGATCCAGACGGTAGCCACATCGCTGCAACCTTAATTAACTTCTTTAATCGCTTTTGGCCCGAACTTTTTGATCAAGGTCGAGTATATAAAGTAATGACTCCACTAGTAGTCGCTAAAAAAGGCAAAGACTCGCTTAATTTTTACACAAATGAAGAATTTGACAAGTGGACAAAGAAGAATAAGGCTTCCGCTTGGGATATTGAATATAAAAAGGGACTTGGTGCTCTAGAGGACGCTGAATACGAAGAAATAATCAAAAATCCAAACCTAGTTCAAATAAAGAACGATAAAGACTATAAAGAGTCCCTTGAGTCGTGGTTCGGTAAGGATTCTCAACCTAGAAAGGACAGGATTCTTGGAAATAATAAAAATTAATGAAGTATTACAATGAATTTGAAAGAAGACCAAAATTCGTCTTTATTTGGATGTTAATAATGGGCTCAGTAATCGTCACCGTTGCCTGGATGCTTAAAACCTTTGTATTCGCCTAAGTAGAAGATAGAAAAATCCCATAATATGACTTTTGAAAAATTTAAACATATTGTTGACTTGATGGTTAAAAATTCTGCTAGACTCGATAGTTCATACGAAAATGGTATAGATCTAATAGAGTTTACTGAAGGATATAGTATTGTAATTAACTATCTTTGGGGAGAGATCCTAACCGCTGAAGGTTTAGACTGGTTTGACTGGTTTATGTATGAGAAAAACTATTTACAGGACGGTATTGGTAATCCTGAAATGCAGGCATATTCTACTGATAGCGGTGAACAGGTCGAAATAATCAAGGATCTTCCAGGTCTTTATGAGTATCTTATAGAAAACAAATATTTTAAATGCGAAAGCCCGAAATAAAAACAGTAACCGATTATCTAGACAACGACTACAAAGAATATGCAGTATACGTTGTTGAGGAAAGAGCAATTCCGTCAGTAATCGATGGATTTAAACCGACTCAACGTAAAGTAATCTTTGTTGCAAATAAGGTTTGGAAAAACGGTTCTGAAAAACCAATGAAAATCTTTCAACTTGCAGGTAGAGTAGCAGCCGATGCTTTTTATCATCATGGTGATGGATCTCTAAATTCAGCTATTGTAGGAATGGCTCAAAAATTTAAGAATTCAATGCCAGTATTAGAAGATATTGGTCAGTTTGGATCCCTACGTTCACCAGAAGCTGCAGCCGCTCGATATATTGCAACTAAACTACATAAGAACTTTAGACTCTTATATAAGGATTTTGAATTATTAGAATCCCGATACGAAGAAGGCAATGAGATTGAACCTAAATATTTTCTACCTATTATCCCGACTGTCCTCCTAAATGGCGGTAGCGGGATTGCTGTAGGTTTCGCAACAAATATATTAAATCGCAATCCAGTTAGCCTGATAGATGCCTGCTTAAAATCACTAGATCAAAAGAAATATGCAGAACCGACTCCATGGAATAGAGAATTTATTGGAGCCTGTGACCTAGTTGATCCTGAAAAGTTTTCTTGGGTGTTTAGCGGAAAGTATGAAGTAAAAAACACAACTACTGTGTCTATTACCGAGCTTCCTCCATCTATCACATATGAGAAATTTGATCAGCACCTAATAGACCTTGAGGATTCTAGAAGAATAGCAAGCTATGAGAATAATTGCAAGTCTAATATTAATTATGTCATTAAGTTTAGAAGAGAAGATCTTAAGACGTTAAGCGATTCAGTTAGACTGAAAAGACTACTTAAGATGGAAGAGCGTCAGACTGAAAACTTTACTGTTCTTGACGAATTTGGTAAACTTAAGATATTTAGCTCAGCTAGCGAAATTATCGAATATTTTGTAAAATTTAGGCTCTCTTTTTATGATAAGAGAAAACAGTTTATTATCGATACCCTAAATCAGGAACTTACTCTTCTCTCAAATAGAGCACGTTTCGTTAAAGCAATAATTGAGGGTAAATTAAAAATCAATAATGTGCCTCGAAAAGAGATTATTCTCTATCTACAAACTGCTGACTTTGATGAGATAAATGGATCATACCAATACCTATTAGGAATGCCGATTCATTCACTTACTAAAGAAACATATGAAGACTTAATAAGTGCAGAGTTTCAAAAAGAGAGGGAGCTTGAGGAGATCAAGAAGAGAGAACCATTACAAATGTACAGGGAAGATTTACAAGAATTGAAAAAAGCCCTGCAAAAAGAGTATAATAACTAAAAATCACAATAATGAAAAGAATATCTATTTTTATCCTGCTTGCAATTTCACTTGCTGCATGTACTGAAAACTCACGAGTAAAAAACTTTGGTGGTGAAGGAACTATCAATCTTCCAGCAGGTCGTAAGCTTGTTAATATCACTTGGAAAGAGACTGAGATTTGGTACTTGACTCGTCCTATGAATTCAACTGACGTTGCCGAAACCTATAAATTCCATGAAGAGTCAAGTTTTGGTGTAATGGAAGGAACTTATAATATTGTTGAAACTAAAAAATAATGGCCGAATTTTCAAAACAATTTTGTGAGCTTCATTTACAAGATCTTCCAGGAGATTTTGATATACTTGAGATTGCCAAAGACGTACCTAATGAACACTGTACATCATATATTTGTGAAGGATATGGCTTTATTGCAATCGGCAAAGATGAGTCTGGCGAGATAGTTTTTGCCTTTAGAGGTGAAGAAGATAAAATTGAGTGGAAACCATATCATGAAGTAATAGTATAAAAATCATGAAAAAATTATTATTTCCCTTACTATTGATTGGAGCTCCGGCTTTTTCTCAAACTGTAATATCAAACGATTATGTTGTTGCGACAGCTGACAGAAAAAAAATATTTATTTCAAATGATTCAATTGGTCAGTTGATATATCAATCATGGCTAGATGATCCTATTTATGATGGATTCAAACCGACTGTTGTTCTAGTCAATGACTTGGAAAAATACCGAAAGAGAGTATCTAAAAAAAATAAAAACCCACAATATGACAATCGCACAAGCACTAAAAGAAAAGAACAAAAAAGTAGCTAAGATCCAAAAGCTTTGGGACAAGATTCAGAAATATAACTCTATTCAAGAGGGATCTGAAAGACCATATAGTTCAACTGAACTTTTTGGACAAGTACAAACTGAAGTTGACCAATTAGTCGACCTAAAAACACGGATTCATGAAGCATCTTCTCCAGTAAGACGCGATATCTTTGCTCTTTCAGAGATGAAAACTTTTGTACAACGAGTAAAAGTAGTAAATACGACACACGGTGTTTATCGTGATCGATATGAAAGCACAACCTCTCAAATGGTTGCTGAATTAAATATTATGTGGCAAGATACAAAAATCGAAGAGCTTGAAGAAAATATTGAAAAACTTCAAGAAAAACTAGATCAATTTAATCATACTACTAGCATTTAAAATACATGGGCGACCCTAGATGGGGCAGAGTATTATATGCTGTATCTGACCCGCAAAGTCATTACTCAGAACTAGGATGGTACGATCGTGATAGTGAACTCAAGATTCCTGATTTAAGAGCTCAAAAACGCAAACATTATTTCTTCAAAATTCTGTAGCTAATTTTACTTTCTCCTCTAGGCGAGCCCACCATACTAAAAAAGGATCCTACTGGGATCCTTTTCTTGTCTATAATTATCTTATGGATTAAAATGGAGTAGTGCTGAAGACATAAGTAACTGGACCAAATCCACCTACTAATCCGTTACTAGACGAAGTACTACCAAACATGTTATAATCTCCTATAGTTGAACCGAATGCATATGGAAGACTAGTTATATTACATCCTCCTTCATCAAAACACAACCATCCAGGATAGTAGAGATATGTAGGGCCTCCAGAGTGGCCGGTTGATAGAATATCAACGGTTGGGTTGGCCAAATCATAAAATCTCTGTACGATATGAGTAGAATCATTCACATAGAAAAATCCGTCTAACATAAATACTAATCCATGTGCAAAATCAAGCAGTCTGATATAATATAAAGTTTCTCCAGGTTCAGGTGGTGGAACTAAGAATAAAGTATTTCCTCCTGAGCCGGCGGCAGCTACCGCGGCTACCGCAGCATTATAAGATGCCTGTTCAAACATCATCTCATCTTCCATTCTTCTTCTAATTTCCTTTTGTTCAGGAGTCTCATGTCCCCAATTAATAAACGACATACTCAAAAGTCATTTTAAAGTTAGTAAATATTTAAGTTTATTAATAGCACCTAACATCTCATCTCTGATGTTTAGGAGATCACTGTCCTTGTTACCATCTAGTTTATGATTAAAAGATAATAAGAATTCTACAATAGTGTCCAAGAATTCCTCTATGTTAACTTCTCCAATATTTCCTAATAGGATAGCATCAGTTTCTCCTTCTAGAGCAACTCTACCATATTTACCCATATATGTTTCCATAAACTCGTCAGACAAGTCGCTAAGAGTATCATAGATTCCACCATATGCTTGATGTTTAGCATAAGATTGTGTCTGCCAATGAAACACTTTAAATTGAGATTGGATTCCTAAGAATGTTGACATTAAACTTGTCATAATTTCTATAAGTTTTTTATTATTTATCTCTATAAACAAAAAAAGAGGATTCGAAAGAATCCTCTTTAATTTATCTAAAGTAAATATGATTAGATACTTACTAACGCAGTAGAACCTGTAAGAACTCCAAGAGCAGCACCAGTAACATCAATACTAATGTATTGAGTTTCAGGATGCCATCCTGCTTCAGTAATCGCGTATCTTGATTTCATACCGATTTTTGGAGAGAATGTACCTTCAGAGATAGTCTGAAGAGATTCAGCCATGATGTATGGCATGAATTTAACACCCGGTTCTTCGTCAGCACCTTTACGTCCAATCATGATTCTTGAGTCTCCCCAAGCCATGTTAGGATCAACGTAAACTTGTACTCCGTAAACTTTACCAGCTGGGTAAAGGTTACCTGCAACTCCACCCATATCAGTTGGAACTTGTGCGATTGAGTAACCAGCAACATCAGCCATTGCAGAAGCAACACGTCCGTTAGTTACTAAGAAAGTACCAGCTCCAAAACGTCCTCTATGGTAAATCAAGTTTGCCATTTCAAGAACTTTAGTAACCAATCTTCTTTGTAATGTAGAAGTGTTATCAAATCCACCAGCAGTCAGGTCAAGAGTAGTAATACCTGTACCTTCAACTAAGTTAACTTCTGTAGAGTGAACATCAGCAAGTTGTAATACTTTATCAACTAATCTTTTGTTGATTGATTGAGCTAAGTCATTAACTGCTACGTTTTCCAACATAGAGATAACATCATAATTCCAAACTCTGTTCAAGTCTTGGATTTGCTCAACTGTTGCAGAAATTGATACTTGATCAGTTTCAGCTTCAACAAATTTAGTGAACATTCTTAATCCCATTTGACGGAATTTAGAGTTTTCACCTTCTTCTCTTCTCATTGATCCTGGTACGTTTCCTGTAGAAGGAAGGTAAGAACCATTGAATGGAGTAGTTGCATAATCAGCATCAGATACTGAAGTAAAACCAGAAATATGGTTTTCTAATGCAGAAACTAGAGAAACTCCAGTTACGTTACCAGAAGTATCACCATTAATAGTAATAGTGTTACCTGTAAGTGAAGTGGATAAAGTATTTGTACCTGTATCAGATACTACTTTAAGAATCAATTGACCGTCTACACGAGAGTATCCTACGAAGTGAAGAACAAAATCTCCTGCACCTGATCCAGAAACTGTTGCAGTATCACCTGGAGCTGGTGTTGGGTTGAATGATGCTGAAGTAACACCTTCAATTTTAACTAAGTAAGGATCAAACTCGCCTGTACCAGTTCTACCACCTGCATATAAATAATCCAAGTAAGGAAGGAATCCAACTGGAGAATCCATAGGGATAACTGGAACTAGATCAAAACCAATAGTTTTTGCTGCTACTTGAATAGCAACTGGTAAAAGTGATGGAAATTTATCACCAGAACCGTTAGCATCAGCTGAGAAAGAATTCTTAGCACCTGCAGTGAACGGAGTCATTGCTGATGTTGGAGCTGATGGATTTCCCATAAAACCACCAAGAGAACCTGGAGTTTGGAAGAATACACCTGGAGCAGTGTTTTCAAAGATTGGTGTAGTGTTATCAAAGATAGCGTGGTTGTGAGCGTACTCAGCTAACCATGGAGTCTTTGCAACATCAGCACCGTAACCTTCTAAAATCGGCTGCCATGTGTTCGCTAAGCGAGCATCGCTTGAACGCTTAAAAATTTTAGTACGTGCCATTTGTTAAAATGTTTTTTTAGTTTTTGTTACAATCTAGAGTTTGCGCTTCTCAGCATAGTCTCTAGGTAACCTTGAGAGTAACCTCTCTGCATCTCAACAACCTGTTCAACAGGTACTAGGCCTTCTGTACTTTGGCTTTCGTTGAGTTGTTGCATTTTTTTAGTATTATGTTTTTGAATTTCAATTCTTTCATTGATACCTCTCATATCAATATCATCCCAGAATGATTTAACTTGGTATGGAGTGTTTACATTATAAAGTTGTGCTTTAGCATGAACTTTACTTTTTTCACTCTCATTCATTTCATTCCAAGTAGGTTTGTATTCTGCTGGCATGAATCGGATATATGTAGGGATATTTTGCTCTTTGTGATTTACTACTGCTTCCATGATTCCAACGATATCGTTTTCGTTAAACCATACTGAACCATTAAGTGCTTCAACAATTGCTTGTTTAGTGTTTGACTCTAATCCAAAGAAACTTTTCTTGTTAGCTTCGTTCATAACCTTTAAGAAAGGATATTTACTTTCAAGAACTGCTTTAGAAGATTTATCATTTACCTCAGTAATTACTTGGTCAACTTTAGAAATTAAGTTATCAATAGAGTTAGATTCATCTAATTTAGAAACTCCTCCTAAGATATTTCTTTTACCTAATGTTGCTCCTTCTCCTAAAGATTCAGCAAGATATTCAGCGTAACCGATTGTTTTACCGACTGTTTCAGCTAGATACTGAGAATAATCACGATTTAAGTTAATGTTTTCTGAAAGATATTCTCCAAATTCAATTGAACGATTAGCTCCTTCAGCAACGTATTCAACATATTGTAATCCTTTATCAAGCTCTTCAGCCAAATAATTTTGATATTTAATAGAGTTGTTTACGTTTTCTTTAACGTATTCAGTATAATTAATAGACTCGTTTAATTTTTCTGAAATATAGTCTTGATAATTAACTGACTGATTCAATTTTTCTCCTAAATAAGAAGAGTATTCAATTGAATTATTAACTGTTTCAGATACATGTTCTGTATATTTAACTGATTCATTTAATTTATGAGAAAGATAATCAGTAAAATTAATAACTCCCTCTAATGATTCTGCTAAATAATTAACAAATCCAACTAGCTCAGAATTACTAGATCCGTTTGATTGAGCAGACTCTAAAACAGACTTGTGATTCTTAAGTTCTTTTTTAATCCCATTGAATTGTGTTTTAAGAACTTCTGAGTATTTATCCATTTGTTCTTTTGTTACAAACTCGGCCATCGTGTTATTATTTTTTTGTTCTTGTAGAGTCCCTTGGAATTTTATTCCTGAACTATTTTCTAATTTATTTATCTTATAAACTTTAAAATTATCTGCGAAGTTTAAACTTTCTGAAATATCCATTAATCCAGATTTTTGAATAAATGAATTTTCCTTCATTGTATTGTAGCTCTCAGTAATCATTGAAAAGTCACTCTTTAGGGATTCACTAACAGTCTTACGTAAAACTGCTTCAGTAAAACCAGGTTCACCTACTAAGTCATAAGTAAAGATCCTCTGTAATTTTACCATACCGCTCTCGCTAACTTGACCAGCTGCTCTTGAAGAAACTGATAGTTGAACTCCTCCATCAAGCAACGCTTTAGCTAATTTACCATGAGGAGTGTTTTCTAATAGTCGAACTTTAATGTATACTTTGTCACCGCCATCATAAGTAAGAGATTCGATAATATGTGAAGCTTCGCTTAATTTTGGTTCAAAATGCTGAGGGTGATCAACTGTTCCAACTAATTGTCTTTTTGAGATCTTATCTTGAAGATAGGAAAGGTGTGGAAGGTATTCTGATTTTTCATAGACTCGTCGGTTATTATTCATTTGACCGAATACTGCACATACTCCTTCAAGTACTGCACCAGACGCTGATGATTCACTTACTCGAAGTTTCTCACCAACATTTTCAACAACTAGTACCCAGTCGCCGTAGTTAATTTGTGCTAAATTTTGATTTGTCAAAGCCCAAAATATTTTTTATTATTTATTAAGAGCTATTTGAAACTTTTTAAGTTTTATTTTCGTATTCTGACAATACCGATTTTAATTTTAAGAAATCTTCTTCTGATATGTCGTCGATTTGAGGTAATACTACGTTAAACTTGACCAGATATTCTCCGAGCTTGCCCTGTTCATTGCATATTCCTTCATTTGGTATTGAGAATTTTAAGTTTGATGCAGATCGAGGACTATTAAAATCCACCTCGTATTTCTTATTAACGATTGTTTCAATCTTTGTTTTTCCTTCACTGAATATTACACTACTCAATGGGATATCAATTACCTGAATTATTCTAGTGCCTTCAATTTTTACGTTTTCTGGAATAATTAGTTCTAATGTAACATGTAGATCTCCAATTAGCGGAACCTGTTCAAGATCTCCCCACATATTTAATTGACTAACTACCTCTTCATTACCGAGCTTTGCCACTCTTGCTGAAACAGTATGTGCATCTCCATCCTGTTTAATGATAATATACTTTTTCCTAAGATCGATCGTAATTATAATATCCCTTTCCTCTTTGATCTTATCAAAAGTCAACACACTACCTGATTTACCAGTATAGTTTATCTTTTCTCTGGTAAAACTTAATTCAATCTTTTTTCCTAACATTGCATCCTTTAATTCTAATTTATCATGCACATAGATATTAAGATGATCTGTACTTGGTGGAGTTGGGTGAGGCCGACCTTGCGTTTTTCTAGCCCGATCATTCGACCTTCGTCTAAAGTCTGAATCTGAAAAATTTCTAACAAATTCATCAAATCCAAATCCATTTGAAGTCTCACCAAATCCACTTGAACTCCAGGGATTTGATGTCTTCTTATCGTATTCTTCCCTCTTCTTCTCATCACCTAATATAGTATACGAGTCAGAGATCTTTTTAAAAAGTTCCTCTAGATCTTTATCACCATCTGTCTTATCTGGATGATATTTTACTGCAAGCTTTCGATAAGCTTTTTTAATTTCTTCATGAGTCGCCGTTTTAGAAACTCCTAAGTTTGCATAGTGATCCATTAATTGGGATTTTTTCTAAACCTGATCTAACTTATATTGTATAAGAAAAAAAGAAAAGGTTCTATGGAAAAAGCTAAGTTATGTGTATCAATTGATTGGAAGGCGACTGACGATCTTAATAATTTAAAGATCGTGCAAAATTTAATTGAGTCATTTGATGGTACTCATGTAGATTATATCGCAATTGATCTCTATAAATGTGCGATGATCAATGTTAATATGTGCGATGAACTCGACAATTTTTGTAGAGCACGAAACATCTCATGGTTTCCAATAGTGACCTCAATCCGAGCAATCAACCTTACTCGACCTTACTATTCTAGGTTACCGAATGGTAAACTTGGCTACATGGTAGGAATTCCATCCGACTGTATTAAGGACACTAATCTTCTTAGTCATGCTCGAGAAAGCTCAGACTATCTAGTCCTCTATACTGGTTCAAGTACACAAAAAGAGATTGATCGAGCAATTGAAACTGCTCAACCTGACCTAGTAATTCATCATTCTCAAGGAGAGGCTCGACTTGACTACATAAAATATCTTCAGGGAATCTCAATTGAATTTGAAAAAAAGTATTCTACTGGATTTAAAAATAATCACTTTGCAAATACTTCTCTACTTATTGCTGCTCGTATATTAGAAGCAAAATTCCTAGAATATACAATTGAGGTAACTGATGACACTATAGAGTACTATTTAGGTAGTCCTGGAGTATTTAGTGAATATTGTCAATTGGTAAACGATCTAGCTCAAATAGATAACTCTAGAGGAGGCTATGAGGCCCGTAAGCTGAGTAAAAAGGAAAAAGAACTTAAGGGAAAATGAAGATTACGCTAAAGAATATCGGGCACTATATAGAGGGCAACATCAAGATGCTTGGTGACAAGATGTATCTCTTGCCTGAACATGAAAAGGAACAGGTTGCCTATCGGGCAATGATTTGTAAAGACGACTGTGTAAAATTTGGATACTGTTCCTATTGCGGTTGTGATATTCCAGGAAAACTATATGTTAAGGAATCGTGTAATGGAGGTGAACGCTTTCCGAACTTAATGAATAAGACTGACTGGGAAGAGTATAAGCTCGATAATGGGATTAGCCTGGAATAAGCGATAAACCTTTTGTAACTATTGAAAGGGTTTCAACCAGTTTTAATATTGCTGCCGGCAATTCAAACTTTAGCTTATTTGCCAGCATCATTACTGTTGTTAGGGAAGTGAGCACAATATTTAAGGTCTTTAATAGACTCTTTTTTGTTTGTAGAGCAATTCCTAGTGTATATACTGGATTAGGAACAGCCGGTGGCAGAGCTGCCGGTAGTGCAGCAGTAGCAACAGTCGCCTGAACTTCAACTGGAATAGAATCAAGTGCCTCCTTTGCGATCTTGTACTCCTGCTTTATCTTAATAATATCTTCTTCAACTGCAGGTTTAAGATTTTTCTTTACCTCTTCTAAAATCTTCTTCTTAGCTTCCTCTGCCGCTTTATCTGCCTCTTCTTTAGTCATTCCTCGCTCAATCTTTTCAGCTTTTGCCGCATCAATCATTACTAAGTATTTACCAAGAGTCTCGTCCTTTTTAATAATATTTTCAATTACGGCATCGGCGTTTAGTTTTGGAATATCTGTTCCAAGTGATCCTAATTGAGTTACTGCCTTTGCCTGATCTTCTAGTGCCATCCTTATTTAGTTTTTGTTGTTTTACTTATTACTACGTCTGCAATAAGAGGAGGAGCTGGTGGTCCACCTGCTGCAGGATGTATATGAGCATTAAAAAGTTCTAAGAAAGTTTCACCTTTTATCACATATTCAGATAGCGCAGCTGATGTAGTTGAACCAAGTTCAATATTAGGACAATCAATCACAACTTTATTATCAGTCTTTACTGTTATTAGGTTATCTGGCGCAAGATTTATGCTTGCTCCTTTTACTGAAATCGTCAAGCCTTTTCCTACGCTAAACCATAACTTTAATTCTTGGTCCCCATCGAAGAGAACAATATGACTTCCTTCATATTCAGTATTTAGCTCATCCTTTACGTCTTGTGCCAATTCATGAATCGCGAAGTATTCAGGAGAATATGGATTACCGTTATCGAATCTTACAGCAACGATACTTCCTACTTTAGGAATAGAGATAGATCCAGCACGACCGTCTTGACCAAAAAATAGAGCCTTATTCTTTGGATACGCCCATGGAATATCACCAGCCTCTAAATCATCGTGAATACTATATACCCTAACTCTGGCTCTACCCTCTTTTCGAGGATCATCTACAAGCTCAACAACCCCTAAGAACTGCTTGTCTCTTAAGTCATCTAAGTCTCTATTCGATATATCGTGATTTCGGTCTAGCATCTTTAATTTTTACTTTGATTATTAACTTAGTTTTATTTAGGATTATTCGTAGGGTATAAATCACCAATATTCTTAATATTTGGTCCACCGAATGCTGCCCCCAGTGCTGGATTAACTAGTCCACCAATAGATTTAAGTTTCTCCTGCAATCCCTGTACCCCCTTATCTACAAATCCTCCAACAAATGGTAAATCAGAGGCTCCGCCTATTCTTGTCTGAATATCTGCTGCAGTATTCATTGCGCTCCATGGATTTTTTAGTGCATTCGTCACATAGTCATCTGCAATTTTAGTAGAATCATGATATTCACTCTCCTCCTCAAAATATCCAACTTTGATCTTAAATTTACCTCCATTTGGTTCTTTTATCTTGCCTGTAGCAACATCCATAGTGTCTCCTCCAACAAAAGTGTCTGAAAAATCAAACTCACACTGTCTACACTTAAACTTTAAGTATCCAAATTGTTTCATTGGATTACTTTGATCCAATTGCTGATTTCCTAATAGTGAACCTAGTCCTGCACTAGCGTCAGTAAGTGTTCTATTTAAACCACTTGTGTCTATACCAAGAGCACTTGTCATATTACTAAAAGAGCCTGCTGGATTATACCTGATATTCCTAGCCTCAGCTACATATATGTCTACACAAAACCATCGTAAGTTGTCTGGCACCAATTCTCTCATATACACTTTATCATATACTGCAGATCTGTATAAGCTAGCAATCTCAGTTATTCTTAGGTCAATTGCTTCCAATGTTTCAATTGTTAGGATTGCTTCCTTACCTTTGTAAGCGGTTGTCATATCTGTTGCATTTCCCCATAATTTACTTAATCCTTGAATAGACTGAAAATACCATGGAGCATTAAATGTTAAGTATTCTAGAATAGACTTAAATTTAGCTAAGCCTGCCTCCTTGTCTTTATATCCAAGGGATCCCAAGTGAGTTTGTGCGCTATACCAATTATTTTTTGATCCTTTTTCAAATAGAGGACTTTTCCATAATCCATCATCCGCTAGCGAATCAACATCAAGTCCTTCAAACCTAAAGTCTAGGGCAAATGTTAAATATGTTGGCTGATCATATGGATCAAGAAAAAAACCTTTTCTAAAATTATCAACCTTATTTCGTACTCCGTAAAAATTATGCATTTGCTGTGAATTTTATTTTTGGCGGTATCCATTCTCTTCGAGCTAAAATTAATTCAGTATAGAATATATGTTCGTCACTAGGATCAAAAGTATATTTTGCCTCTTTTACATAGTACCAGCCAGTCAATTCTGCATCAAGAGTCTCATCCTCCATCTTTTGTTTATTTGGATCAACATCTTCCTTTCCAGTCGGGTCAGTCTCCTTTTTTATTTTTTCAGCCATCGACGTTGTCATTAATACTGGAACAGTCATTCCTTTAATTACTTGAAAATTTACTCCTTTTAATAGGACTCTAAGCTTTATTTTCTCAAGTTCTTTTAAGTTATGATGATTAAAAACTCGAGCTGCATTCCAATTTTCATGAGTGTTTCCATAGTTAATATTCATCCATTTCTTATTTCCAACCTCATCCATCCCTTCATCGTCTGGAATTAACATTGAGGCATCTGATGTACCTTCCGTATTTGTTGGAGCTACGAAAAATTCCTTAAATTTCTTCTTTTGATCTTCACTCTCATCAAAATGATCATAGTAATAAATCTTCTTCTTATATCCTTCCTTTTTAAGAACTGCACCATGATCAGATATTAAATTAGCCTCATAAATATAATTTGGATGATTTATGCTAGTTCTTTGATTTGTTAGAAAGTTGGGAACAGTCGCCTCAGATAATCCCGCTTGAAGAGGGCTATCTTTTTGAGCCTGTGTAATATTTTGAGACATTGGATTCGAATTACTTGTAAAAGTATCATCTACCTCGACCTGGCGCAATTGTTCATTTACATTAACTAAGTTAAAGATTAATTCTTTACTAATAAAACCAGTAAAGAACGAATTATCGTCTTGATATGAATAACTTACAATTTCTCGTAAGAAATTTGCTGGGCTAGTATTAAAATTAATCCAAGTCATAACATCAGTTGTTGTAAATTCATTTTG